ACATCGTGGTTCGCCATGAACGGCGTCGCGAGCGTGACCGTGTTCACCGGCGGCGCCGGTATGCCCATGGCCCGCATCGAGATGGCTGAGACGACGGTGATCCCGGCATCCAAGGCCGGCTGAGCGGAGTAGACGGCATGGCCCGGCGGGCGAAGCAGGCAACGCAGGATGTGAACGCTGCCGACCTGATGAAGCCGCTGGGCCGCATCGGCCTGCGCCAGTATTAGGGCTGGGTTTACGAGGAATACGACCCCAAGCTGCGCGGGGCGCAGGGGCGTCGCGCCATCCGCGACATGATCGACAATAGCCCCGTGGTCGCCGCGGCGAAGCTGGCGATCGAGAACGTGCTGAAAGGCGTCGAGTGGCGCGTGGTGCCGGCCGGATCGACGAACGGCGAGGAACCGGACCCGGCGGCGCAGGAGGTCGCGGACTTCTTCACCGACGCGCTGTTCAAGAACATGGCGACCTCGTGGCCGGACTTCATCGGCGAGGTGCTGAGCGGGCTCTGGTATGGCTGGTCCTACCACGAAATGATCCTGCGCCAGCGCGATGACGGCCGGATCGACATCAAGGACATTCAGCCGCGCTCGCAGGACACGCTGCTGCGCTGGGTCTTTGCCGATGACGGATCGGTCGAGGCGATGGTGCAGCGCGATCCGACGAGCGGCTTTGAGTTTACCGTCCCGGCCTACAAGAGCCTGCACTTCCGGTTCGGCGGCGAGAAGCGGAACCCGGAGGGGCGCTCGATGCTGCGCGCGGCCTATCGCCCGTGGTGGTTCATCAAGAACCTCGAAGATATCGAGGCGATCGGCGTCGAGCGCGATCTGACCGGCGTGCCGGTGATGTATGTGCCGAAAGAGGTGTTCGCGCCCGGCAACGAGGCGAAGCTGGCGGCTTATACCAAGCTGGTGCGCGATGTCAGGTTCAACGCGCAGGCCGGCGTGGTGCTGCCGAGCGAGCCCTACCGCAACACGGCCGGAGATCCCGGCGGGGTGATGCAGTATCGGCTTGAACTGCTGTCGAGCAGCAATAGCCGGCAGGTGGTGGTGGCGGGTATCGTGCAGCGCCACGAGCGCAACATCGCCCGGCTGCTGCTGGCGGACTTCCTGATGCTCGGGCAGGAGGCGACGGGCAGTTTCGCGCTGTCGAAGGACAAGACGGAACTGTTCCTGCAATCGCTGAAAGCGGTCTTGCAGATCATCCAGGAGGTCGTGAACGGCCGGCAGGTGAAGCTGCTGGCTGCGGTGAACGGCATCCCGGATGAACTGGTGCCGGAGGTGTCGCACGATGATGTGGCGCGGACGAACATCGTGGAGCTTGCACAGTTCCTTGCCGCGCTGGCGCAGGCTGGCGCGAGCATCTTCCCCGATCCGGGGCTCGAAGCCTTCCTGCGCGACAAGGCGGGCCTGCCGCCGCCGCGGCAGGATCAGAGCGAGCCGGTGGCGTTGCCCGGGCTCGACCCCCAGGCGGGCATCGACCCCGCTCTACTCGATCAGAACGGCACGGCCGCCTGATCCACGTGCCGTGAAGGGGCCTGCCCATGACCGAGGACGATCGGCGTAACTATCGCCTAGAGGCGATCGAGGCGAGGCAGTCCGATGCCGACAAGCAGATCAGCCGCCTGTCGGAGCGTCACGAGCAGGCTGCCGGCCGCATCGCGGTGCTGGAAGCAAACGCCGTGATGGTGAAGGAACAGATCGCGAGCAAGGTGTCGCTGGATGCCTTTGCGCCGGTGCGGGCCATCGCGTTCGGCTTGATGGGCACGACGGTCCTCGCCGTGCTCGGCGCGCTGTTGAAGCTGGCGCTCGGAGGGCGGTGATGACTGAAACGTGCTGCGGCAAGCAGAGCGTGTTCGGGCTCTGGCTGAAGGACTTTCTGCGCTACTGGTATGTCGCGGCGATGTTCATCCCGCTATGGATCGGCGGCGTGGTCTACCTCTACTGGACCGTGATCGACTGGTCGCGGCCGGTGTGGGTGCCGAGGGCGGGCGTGCTGCTCGACGATGACGGCATCGTCGATCGGGTGGACGGGCTGGAAGTCCGGCGCACGATCTGCGCGACGCATCCGATCACGGTGACGATCTATCGCTCGTTCGTGGACGGGCTGATCTATGAGATGCCACCGGATCGCCGGCTGATCCCGCAAGGCTGCACCGCGACGACGGGCAAGGTGGAATTGCCGCCGGGCCTGCCGCCCGGGAAGCTGGCCTATCGCGTGTCGATCTCGGTGCCGATCAACCCGGTGCGGAGCGTGTCGATCGACCTGCCGGACATCGTTTTCACGCTGCGCGATCCGGCGTGGCACGGCTCCGTCTCCGCGGATCACAACGCGAACGTGGACGGCGACAAGAGCCTGCCGTGAACCGGCTCCGTCACGGCGTCATCGAGAAGGCGGCGGAGGATGTGTGGGCCGCGCAGCTTGATGCCGTGGCCCTGCTGGTCGAGCCGAAAATCCGCGCCGAGTTCATCGCCGCGGTGAACCGGATGCGCGATCAGGTGGACCTCGCCGCGCTGGAAGCCGCCTTGCGGGCCGGCCACGAGGCTGCGGTGCTCGCGGCTGTAGGGATCAACGCCGGCTCGCTGGACCTCTCGGCGCTGATCGCCGCGACGGACGAGACGGCGAAGCAGGCGGGCGAGGTGACGGCCGGGCTGCTGTCCGACACGCTGCGGGCCGAGGTGGCGTTCGACCGGCTGAACCCGAACGTCATCGCTCACTTTCAGGCGGTGCAGGGCGGCATGATCCGCCAGATCACCGAGGACACGCGCCAGGGCATCATGGCCGCCGTGCGCGACGCCCAGCTTGCCGGCGAGGCGCCCGCGGTGTCGGCGCGCAGGATCAAGGGGATCGTCGGGCTGACCGATCGACAGGCGCAGGCGGTGCTGAACTTCCAGCGCGCGCTTGAAGCCGGCGACTACGGCGACGCGATGAGCCGCCAGCTACGGGATCGGCGGTTCGATCGCACGCTCGCCGCGGCGGCGCGCCGGGGCTCGGGGCTGTCACCTGACCAGATCGAGACGATGGTGAACCGCTACCGCGATCGGTGGCTGGCCTTCCGCGCCGAGACGATTTCGCGGACCGAGGCGATCCGGGCGGCGCAGGCGGGATCGTGGCAGTCCATGCAGCAGGCGGCGGTGGCGGGCCGGCTGCCGGTGGCGGCGCTGCGGCGGTTCTGGCTGGTGGCGGCGGACGAGCGGACCTGTGAGGTCTGCAAGGACATCGCCAAGGCGAACGCGGCCGGGGTGGGGCTGGTCGAGCCGTTCATGTCGCCGACCGGGCAGGTGATGCACCCGCCGGCACATCCGCGGTGCCGCTGCGCGGTGACGATGCGGATGAGCCTGCCGCAAGCGCCGGCCGGGTTCCCGGGGCTACGGCTGACGGTGACTGCCGTCAAGGGTCCGAACGGCCGCGCCTAGTTTCACAAGGACGTGCTGCAAGGCGCTGAGAATAGGGGCAAACCGGCCAGCATCCCGCTTGGCTGCCTCTGCTTCCTCCCACGCACGCGCGAGCAGATCGAGCACGCGCCGGGCGGGGGGAGACATTCCATCACGGGGGTCGATGAACGCCATGACTGAGAATACCGCGCCGATGACGCGCGAGGAAATCGTGCAGAAGGTGAAGGCGCTCTCTGAGGGCATGATGGAGATCGCGGAGCACATGGTCGCCCTGTCGCCCGAGGATCGCGAGTGGGTGCAGCAGCAGGTCAATCCGATCCTCGACGCGATGGACGCCAAGGCCGAGGAAATCCAGCGGCGGACCGGAATTACACTATGACGGCAGGTGTAAAGTGGTGGGTCGGCGCGACGCTGGCCGACATCCACGCCCACCCGGACCGCTGGGAAGCCCTGTGCGACGGCTGCGGCCGGTGCTGCACCGAGCGATATGACGAGGGCGGCGGCGTCCAGGCGATGACGGACATCGCGTGCAAGCTGCTGAACTGCCGGACGGCGCGGTGCTCCGACTATCGCAACCGCCACACGCGCGAGCCGCGCTGCCTGCCGATCACGCCGGCGGAGGTGGCGCGCGAAGATGGCGACTGGCTGCCGCCGACCTGCGCTTACCGGCTGATCCACAAGGGGCGCGACCTGTTCTTCTGGCATCACCTGATGAACGGCGGCGACCGCCAGATGGTCCACCGCATCGGCCCGGGCGTGGCCGGGAAGGTGCAGCCCCCGCGCCGCGGCATCAACTCCGCGCGCCGGATTGTCGAGAGGGTGAAAGCAGTATGAGCCGGTTCGATGCCCTGATGAACGGCGCGGCGATCCTCGTGCCGACCTCGCGGTTCGAGGCGTATCTGGCGAAGGCGGACGGGCAGGCGCGCGTGCCGAAGGGCTCGCCGAAGGGCGGCCAGTTCGCGCCGAAGAACGGCGCCGATCTCGCCTCGGCGATGACGCGCGCCGGCGTGCCGGCCGGGCAGCATCACGCGCAGATCGAGATGAAGCCGGCGCAGGCCCGCGTCTTTCAGGGCGCGGTGGTCCACATCCCGGACACGCATCGCATGGGCGGGCCGGGCCGGCAGACCCAGGTGGGCGATCATGCCGAGAACCTTGGCGTCAACTACCTCGCCTCCAAGGGGCATCACGCCGTCATCCTGAAAGGCAAGGGGCAGGGCAATAACTTCCCGTTCGATGTGGCGAGCTACCACCCGGCGCACGGCCTCACGCTCTACGAGGTGAAGGGCGGGCAGCCGTCCAACACCAAGAGCGCGCAACAGTGGCGCGTGACGAACGACGCGAAGCTCAGCCAGGCCGACGAGGAAGCCATCAAGGCATCGGCGGCGAAGGACGGCATCCCGCACGCCGAGGCGAAGCGGCAGTTCATGGCCGGCAAGGTGAGCGCGGCGATCGACCGCAAGCATCAGGCGGCGAAGGATATCGAGCAGCGGTTGAAGGATGCGGGCATCCTCGGCCAGCACGAGACCGTGCAGGTCAAGACGCTGACCTCGATCTTCAACGATCACACCAAGACGGCGGACTTCTTCGAGTTTCATGGCGTCCATCCGCTGATCCGCTGGAACAGCGAGGCGACGCAGCAGGCTTACGCCGGGACCATGGCCTACGATGTCAAGAAGGGCATCACCGCCGCGATGAAGGCCGGCATGGACAGCGCGAACGCCGAGGCGGATGCCGGCGACAAGCACATCGGGCGCGCGTGCCGGCGCGTCACCGCCATGGTGAAGCTGGCCCGGCTGCATCACGCCGCGCTCGCGCAGGCGCCGTCTGGCACGGTGCAGAAGCGCGGCGCCGAGGTCCGCGTCGAGATCAAGAAGTTCGATGCGCCGCAGCGTTTCGTGCTCGGCTGGGCGACGGTCTGCTCGGTGAACGGTGCGCCGGTGACGGACCTGCAAGGCGATGTCGTCGATGAAGCCGAGATGGAGCGGTATGCGCTCGATTTCATGAAGGACAGCCGGGCCGGCAAGCTGATGCACGATGGCGGTGTGGCGATCGACTACAATGTGAGCCTGCCCGTCACGAGCGAGGTCAAGAAGGCGCTCGGGATCGAGTTTACCGATCGGCGGACCGGCTGGCTGCTTGGCGGCATCGTTCGCGACCCGGAGGTGTTCAAGCGTGTCGAGAGTGGGGAATTGCGGGCGTTTTCGATCGGCGGCGTCGGTGTCCGCCAGCCGCTTCCGTGACCCGTCGATGATCGTCGCGACGCACAAGCGCGGCATCTGCCCGACCCATGGGCAGCGTGTGGCGTTCCTGTGCGATCGCGGCGTGGTTTTCGGCATCGTCCGGCAGGTCGGGGTGCAGAACCCGAGTGAGCCCGACGACATCGGCGATCTGGTCGAAACGCCCTCCGGCGTCCTGCTGGTGATCCCGAGGGGCGGACTGGTGAACGCGCCGCTTGCGGCGATCTATCCGGCGTTCGGCAGCGCATAGGCTTCTGTCGAAACATCCTGACACAAGGCCCGGCCTCACCCGCCGGGCCTTTTCATTTGGAGGCGGCGATGCCGAGGAACCGACTGGTGAAGGTGAAGGTCAACGAGACCTCGCTGGTGGACGCTGGCGCAAACCAGTACGCGAAGATCGTCCTGGCGAAGCGGGCTGATCCAGCGGCAGCCGGCGCCCGGCCCGCGACTGCCATGCTGCCGATGGAGATCGGTGCGGCGGTCTACGGGCTGGTGACGAAGCTCTCCGATCACAAGCATGTGGTCGAGAAGGATGCGAACGCGCCGGACGTGTTCGACACGATCAGCGCCGGCATCGTCGAGATCGAGAAGGCGGTGGCGCAGTTCGACACCGCGATGAAGCTGCGCGAGACGCGCCAGCAGATCATGGGCGCGGTCTACGCGCTCGAAAGCGTCCTCTCCGACCTGTTCTCCGCCGACAACGATGGTGACGAGGCGCAGGGCGGCGAGAGCGACCCCTACCAGCAGGCCGCCGTCGAGATCGCCGCGTTCGCGGCGTGGACCTCGAAGGCGCTTGCCGGCGAGCCCGTCGCGGGCGGCGACGGAGATCCCGAGCCCGCCCCCGTGATGACTGCAAAGTCCGCTCCGAGCGGCGCACCGGCGGCCGGCGGTTCCGGCCAGATCGACCATAAGGAGAGCACGATGAGTGGCACCAACACCGCGCCCGCCGCCGAAGCGAACGCTGAACTGGCGAAGCGCGACGAGGAAATCGCGAAGCTGACGAAGCGCCTCAACGAGATCGAGGATCAGCGTCAGACCGAGGTCGCGATCGCGAAGGCGCAGACGATCATCGGCACGCTGCCGGCCGAGCACGCGCCGGCGCTCGCCAGCATCATCAAGAAGTGCAGCGAGGACGAGGTGAAGGCGCTCACCAGCCTGTTCGCCGCGGCGAACGCTCGCGCCGCCGCGCCGGGGTCGCTGTTCACCAGCGTCGGCAAGTCGGTGGCCGGCGACATCGGCGCGCCGAGCCGCCCCGGCCCGACCGAGGACGGCAAGGCGTTCGGCCTCGATGCGGCGATCGAGAAGATCAAGAAGGCCGCCGGCAAGGCCGCCTGACCGTCACCCGCCACAGCGCCGCGTCGTCGGCACCAGCAAGGAGATAAGCCATGGTTGGCATCGTCAAGCAGTTCGCCCCGACGCTCGGCGACCTGCTCAAGTATGAGTTCCAGCACTACACCTACACCCGCGAGGCGGTGACCTTCGCGATGGGCACGACCTACCCGCTCGGGCAGATCGTGGCGAAGGTGACGGTGGACCCGTCCGCCGTGACCGTGACGCCCGGCACGAACACCGGCACCGGCACCTTCACCGCCGACGCCACCACGCCGGTTCTGCCGGGCGCGATCCCGGGCGACTACACGGTGGTCTGCAACGAGGTGGTCGCGAACGCCGGGCAGTTCTCGGTCTACGATCCGACCGGCAAGCTGCTCGGCGAGGTCAGCGTCGGCAAGACCTGGGCCTCGCAGATCAAGTTCGCGATCGCCGATGGCGCGACGGACTTCGCGGTGGGCGACAGCTTCAAGGTGACGGTCGCGGCCGGCTCCGAGAAGTATGTCCGCTGCAAGGCCACGCAGCAGGCCGATGGATCGGGCACCGTCGCCGGTGTGGTCGTCATCGGCGTGGACGCCACCTCCGCCGACAAGGCGGGCGTGATCCTCGCGCGCGGCCCGGCGCTGCTCGCCGATGCGGCGCTCCTCTACGACGCCTCCGTTACCACCGATGCACAGAAGGCCGCGCAGCGCGCCGCGCTTGCCGCGATGGGCATCGTGGTTCGCACCACGGCCTGAACCCGGCGCTGATCGCCGCAAGCACGAAAGGGACTTCCTCCCATGGCTCTTGCTCTCAACCCCTTCGACGAGCTGGGTTACACCGTCGCCGAGATGACCCGTGGCATCAACCTGATGCCGAACGTGTGGGGTCTGATCGGACAGCTTGGCCTGTTCCGCCCGGTCCCGGTGAGTTCGACCACCGCGATCGTCGAGGTGCGGAACAACGTGCTGAACCTGCTGCCGAGCGTCCCGCGCGGCGGCCCG